ACATCAAATGCTAGGAGGGTGGTTAAATGTAGCTGAGGGTGTAATATTCACAAACTGGGAAATAGGAGAATTTAAGGAAGTCGGTGTTACGGTGTTTGGTCAAGATTATGGATTTGCCTCAGACAGCTCAACCTTAGTGGCAACCAATATAGATGTAGACAATAAAAAGATATATCTGAAAGAATGTTTCTATCAACCTAGACTAACTACAAGTCAGCTAGTATCACTCAATAAGAAGTATGCAGGTTCTTCATTAATTGTTGGCGATTCAGCAGAACCGAGACTAATATCTGAAATAAAGGCTTCTGGATGTAACATAGTAGCCAGTATCAAAGGCCAGGGGTCAATAACCTATGGGATCAGCTTATTACAAGACTATGATCTAATTGTAGACAAAGACAGTATTAATCTAATCAAAGAACTAAATAACTATGCCTGGTTAGAACGAAAATCTAATACTCCTATAGACAAATTTAATCACTTAATTGATGCAATTAGATATGCTGTTACCTATCAGCTACAGAATAAACACAAAGGAACATACTACGTTTCTTAATTATTTTATTAAATATTTTGTGGATAACTAAATAAGTTGTATATTGGCTAAGAATTAAACTTTTAGACAAATGAAAAAACTTAAATTTATTTTAAACATTATTTTAGACTGCTTGTTTTTAGCATTTATGTTTTACACTTTCTACGTAGCATTGTGGATATTTCATTAGTAGTATGGGAATAGTAGTCACAATTAATCAACAGGAACGTGAATGGTGTTATGACCTAGCTATGAAAAGGTCTGGGTCTATGAATCACGCTGACACCAAAAACAGCAGAAACTTCTTTAAGGATAAACCGAACTGGTATAGACATTATGTAGGAGCTGTTGGAGAATATGCCTATTCTAAAGTATCTGGAGAAGAAGTAGACTATAAGACTATAGGAAAAGGAGATAAAGGATTTGACTTTGGAGATGGCATAGACATCAAAACAAAGGCTAGTGAATACAAGCCAGATTTAATTCTCAATGCTATACAGTATGAAAGAAAGAATCCTAAAACTTATGTCCTGGTATGGATCAGAACACCTAAACAGAAACTTGAAGAAACAGAAGTCGAGTTAGTAGGGTGGATTCACAGGGAGGACTTTGAAAGAAAGAAGGATAGTACATTTATTAATGGAGATCACGTATATTTACTTCACAAAGAACTTTTAAATAATTTTTACTAATGGGATTTTACAATGACAAAATACAGAACCTCCACGATTTACAATATTTTGGGGATATGGAATGTTGCTTAGCTTTAGCTTTGAAATGGAAAAAGTTAAGGCCAGATAATCCAGACATATTAGCTTTAAGCAAATCATTACTAGAGATCAGTTTTTATGTAAACAGAATACAAAGTGATTTACAGAAATACAGGTTTGTAGTTAGTGAATATCAGCACGAAAAGAATAAGGCGATATTAGAGCTTAGAGAAATAGAAGATGAAATGTTTAAATTAAAAAAAATAGAAGATGGCCAAGAAAATGACAGCGACTTTGAAATTCAGAACACTCCAGGCTAGAGACTGGGTGCTGACGAAAGATTTTGAAGATCAAAAACATATTGATAATTTTATTAAGTATATTCACAGAACCAAAGGATATATGTTAGATGAACTTTGGTGTGACGATGAAAGATACGTTCCAGACAATGTTAGTTAGTTAATTTTCAAATAGAGTTTGGTTTTTTTGTTTGGACAGGTGGACAGACTTGCTTTTTCTCATAAGTGGTTTAGGTAAGTCTAGTTCGCCTTTTTTTATTTTTAAAAACAACCTTAAAATACGTTATAATAGTATGAAGCAAACATTAGATGTACCTAGTAGTTTAAAAGAAATTACATTAAGACAATATCAGAAGTTTCTTAAAATACAAGAAAACAATACTGATCCGTATTTTCTTCAATGTAAAATGATAGAGATATTCTGTAATCTAGATGCAAAGGCTGTCAGAATGATGAAGCTGTCAAGTGCAGAACAAGTAGCAAATATTATAAATGAAATCTTTGCTGAGAAACCTGCATTTGTAAAATCGTTTTATTTAAACAAAACTGAATATGCCTTTATACCAGACTTTAATAATATATCGTTTGGAGAATATATTGATCTAGATACTCACATTTCTGACTGGGAAAATATGCACCTGGCTATGAATGTACTGTATAGGCCTGTAAAGGAAAAGATAGGAGAAAAGTATCTTATTATGGATTATGACATTGACAACAAAGACAGTATGTTAGATATGCCTATGTCTGCTGTAATGGGATCAATTTTTTTTTTCTTGAATTTAGGGATGGACTTGTCAGTAGCTATGACGAATTATTTGGAACAGGGCAAAACGGAGGCCTTGACAGCGTATCTATCTTCTCAAAAAAATGGGGATGGTATCAGTCAATTTATGCACTCGCTAAGGGAGATGTTAGGAGATTTGAAGATATCACTAAACTAGAATTACATCAATGTTTGACAGCTTTAGCATTTATGAAAGAAAAAACTGAGCTAGAAAATAAACAAATAAAAAAACAATTTAAGTAATGAGCAATCAAGGTATTAGGGGATTTTATCAAATTAATGAAACAATAAAAGACCAGTTACTAAATGACATAAACATCAACACAGTAACAAGTGGAGACATAGATAGAATCAACTTGCAAAAACAAGACATATTTCCTCTAGCTCATATTGTCACAAATTCTGTAACAGTATCAGACCAAATACTAACAGTCAATTTAACTGTCTTAGTTATGGACATAGTAGACTTCAACAAAGCAGAAACAGTAGACGTATTTAGAGGAAACACTAATGAGCAAGACATCTTAAACACTCAATTAGCTGTACTTAATAAACTTATTCAACTATTAAAAAGGGGATCATTACACACAGACAAATATCAGCTAGATGCTGACCCAGTATGTGAACCTTTCTATGATAGATTTGAAAATGAATTAGCAGGATGGTCTGCTAATATGGACATAATAATATACAACGACATAAATATATGTTAAATGGACGAACAAGGAATGGAACTATCAGACAAGTCCAAAGTAAGTTTGGACGTAAAAGCTATTATAGGAATGATAATCGGTATTATTTCAATAGCTAGTGTGTGGTTTAGCTTAACAGCTCAAATTGCACAATTACAATTAGACGTGATTAGGATGCAGGATGCTACTGATCTTAATGAAGAATTTAGAATAAAATGGCCTAGAGGCGAAATGGGTGCTTTGCCAGACGATGCAAAACAAGATTTAAGAATTATGTATCTACAAAAAGATGTAGAAGAATTAAAAGATATAGTAAAAGAATTAGAAATTAAAGCTGCCAGTAAATGAACTTTGAAGAAAGTAGGAAAGAATTAGCAAACTTCGCTAAATACGTTATACAGCAATCTAGAAGTAATCTGTCTAGGGATAGAGGAAATAGAAAATATCCTAACAGAAACAATACTGGTGCTTTATACAAATCTTTAGACTACGAAATAGATGAAGAAAAAGGAGCATTGCTTGTAGAGTTCTTAATGGAGGACTATGGAGAATTTGTAGACCAAGGTGTTAAAGGTGCAAATCCTAACCAACTTCCTAAAGGGTCTGTTTGGAAAGGAATACAAAAAGCACCTACAAGTCCTTATAGATTCGGTACAGGTTCTGGACGTAAAGGTGGCCTAAAACAAGCCATAAACAAATGGACAGTACAAAAGGGTTTACAAGGAATTAGAGATAAAAAAACAGGTAAATTTTTACCTAGAAAAACTATGCAATATTTAATTAGAAGAAGTATCTACTTGTCTGGACTTAGAGCTACAATGTTTTTTTCTAAGCCTTTTAATAAAGGACAGGAAAAGTATTTTGATGCAATTACTAATGCCTTCTTCTTAGACGTAGAAAAAGGAATAATATTAGCAACAGAAAAAAAATAAATTATGGCAAATATAGCATTAAGAAGTCCTCAATATAAATATGTCACATCTGCAGCAACAGCAAATAGTGCTAAGATGACTATTACAATAAATGGAATATTACGATACACAATAATTAAAGAATGTGATGCAAGTTCTACTGTTTTGTTTGAGATAGCAGAATTATGTAGAGATTATATAGATATAGAATATAGTGGAATTCCTACTGATCCTACAATAACTATTGTGACAGTTGTTACTACACACGCTTCTACAGACGGTTCTGGAACAGCTTTAACTACAAATACATTTAACGATAAAGGCTTTGATGGTTATGGATTATTTACAGAAGGAGCAAATCCTACCGTAGTTAGTTCTGTACCTAGATGGCTAATTGACTTTGATCCAGATTTTACAGGAGTAAATGATAAATATTTTGTTTACATACCAAACGGATATTCTGGTTATGTGCCTTTAATTAATACTAGCAATGCAGTTCAATATCATAAATTTTCTACAACAGATACAGAAGTAGTTGGAAGTGCAGCAGGAATCAAATTAAACATCAATAGAATAGACTGCACAAAATATGGAAATGGTCATAAAATTAGATTTGTAAACAAGTATGGTGCAATCCAGGAATTATGGTTTTTCTTAAAGCACACAGAAAGTACAACAAGAAAGCAAGAAACATTCCAAAGAAATATAATATCTTCTACTGGAACGTATGATACTGACAATCACAGTAGAACATCTTTTGATACTAATGCTAACCAAACAATTACTTTAAGTTCTGGTTATTATCCAGAATGGACTAATGCCTGGTTTGAACAGCTTATGTTATCAGAACAAGTTTGGCTATCCGATGACAGTAGCACAAATGCCAC